CAACCGAAGGAGAACAAGTGTCAGACACTACCGCTCCTGCTCCTGCCGTAGAAGAAGCGGTAGAAGCAGCTAAAGTAGAAGCTGCGGCACCACGTCCAGCTTTTTATGCAACACCTCGCCTTGAATTCACAAAGGCAAAATATCTAGAAGCATCCATTCGCGCAAAAGTTTTTGGCGATGAAGATTCACGTCAGTACGTTCTAGCTGCTGACGATACAACTACTAACAATGCGGGCCTAATTCCAACACCACAATCAACAGAAATCATCAATGGTTTATCCAATGCTGATCGCGGTGTAATTAATGGCCTATCTCGCGAAGTACTTCCTGCAGCGGGAATGACATTCGAAATTCCTAAGATTACCGCCGTTCCAACAATGGCAGTTGTCGCAGAAGAAGGCGCAATCACTGAAACCGGAATGACAAATTCCTTCATCAGCGTTCCTGTTAAGGCCTTCAAGGGCGGTCAGGAATTTTCTGTAGAATTGCTAGATCGCAGCTCTCCTGCGTTCTTCAATGAGCTTGTTCGTCAAATGGAATTCGCTTATGCAAAAGCAACTTCTGATTATGTATTGACACGCCTTGTTGCAGTCGGTGGAGCCTATGGTCCAGCAGCTAACACAGCCGCAGGACTTGTTGGTTACGTTTCCGGAGCCGCAGCTGAGGCTTATCAGAACTCACTAGGCTTCGCTCGCTCTCTAGTAGTTAGCCCAACACAGTGGGGTAACATTATGGGTTACAACGATTCTGGTCGTCCGATTTACAATGCTACACAGCCTCAAAATGCTGCTGGTAACGTTGGCCCAACTTCAATCACAGGTCAGGTTCTAGGACTTAACCTAATTGTTGATCGTAACATCGGCGTCACTGCAGGAACATCTGCTGATTCAGACCTTTCAATGGTCGTAATTAACCCAGATGCTTACACTTGGTATGAGGGTGCAAAAACAACACTACGCACCGATGTACTAGGAACTGGCCAGATTAAGGTTGCAATCGTTGGATACGGCGCATTGGCTGAGAAGCTGCCTCTTGCTGCTGTATGGAACGACATCGCAGTTTAGTAAAACTGAAATAGTGACGGCCAGTCCGCTCCCGAGCTGGCCGCTCACCCAATTAGCTTGAAAGGATAACGAGATGCCAACAATTGTCACGGCCACCGAGCTGAGGACCATTCTTGGTGTCTCGTCATCCCTGTATAACGATGCTTATCTAAATGACATAATCGATGCTGCTGAAGCCATAACGTTGCCTATGCTGGTTTCTTACTCAGTGAGAATCTCAAAGGTTGAGCGAGTCGATGACTTCGCCATTTTTACAACTGCTGGTGCTCATCCTTTTAGCGTTGGTCAATCGGTTATAGTGACTGGCGTTAATTCAACTTTTAATGGAACGCACACAATCACAGATAACGGCCCTTCTTTTTATTTTAACTTTCCCCAATATCCTTACCCAGCTACTTTTGCTTATACTCTACAAAATACAGAATTTAGCGTTTCACTTGCAGGAGCAGATGTAACCGAATTTAATGTCATTCCCGCTGGCCTTGCCATCTTATCCGGCGCATCCACTTATGTCGGTAATGCAGCTGTAGAAGCTGCCATCCTCAGCATTTCAGTAGAAATCTTTCAAGCAAGAACCGCAGCTGGCGGATCAATTGAAGGAGTTGATTTTGCCGTTAGCCCATACAGACTTTCAAAAAATTTGCTTGCTAAGGTAACTGGTTTGCTTGGTCCATATTTGGACACTAGCGCGATGGTGGGATAATGCCCATCTCAACAGATGTCAGAGGAGCAATCAAAACAGCTCTAAGCACAGTTACAGCCAATGTTTATGATTCTGTGCCTGAAACTGTTATAGCCCCTGCCGTAGTTATCGTTCCCGATTCTCCATATATGGAATTAGATGTTATAGGCAAAGCGACTACCCGAGTTAAGTTGAATTACACAATTACTGCCTGTGTCGCTTACTTTTCAAACGCAGCAGCTCTTGATAATTTAGAGCAATTAGTTATGAGTATTCTTGGAAAGTTAAACGCTTCCAAGTATGAACTGTCGGTGGTTGAGAGACCATCGGTAACAGAAGTCGGAACGACAACCCTGTTAGTTTCTGACATCCGCTTGAGCGTCCGCTACGAGCAAACCGCATAGGAGACCCAATGACAACAATCATCACAGGGCGCGATGTGACCTTCACACTTGACACGAAGCCATATGACGCTCAAACAACTTCAGCGACTTTGTCAGCTGAGACAATTATCGAGACCTATCAGACCCTTGATGGTCGCGCTTACAAGTCTGTTGATAAGCAATGGACCTTTACTGTCGAACTTCTACAAGACTGGGGTGCTAACCCTGCTTACGGCTCATTATTTGAGTCAATGTGGGCAAATGCTGAGACCGCACCTAATACACCAGTAGCCGTATCTTTTACAGCTGCTTCAGGTGCTAGCTTCACCTTTAACGTATTACCAATCTTCCCAAGCGCAGGTGGAGCAGCTCCAGGAGCACTCACCGACACTTGGACCTTGACTGTCGTAGGACAACCTTCAGAGTCATTTAGCTAATAGATCGGAGCATCGGGAGCAATGAAATTATCAATCACAATTAAATATACGAACGGCGAGGAAGTCACCTATAACGCTGGACTCCCTGAGTGGGCGAAGTGGGAACGCAAAACTGGCAAATCGATTTATTCAATGAAGGATATTTCGGCTTACCAACAAGCGGACTTCCTCGACCTCGCCTATTTCGCTTACAAGCGAGAAGCAGCAGGAAAGCCGACAAAGTCTCAGGAAGTCTGGGAGTTATCGGTCGAGGAAATGACGATAGGGGATGAAAGCCCAAAAGCTACGAGTCCGGAAGCATAAATCGCTTAATAGTAGAACTAGCGATAGCAACCGGAATACCGATGAGCGAATGGACTGACATTGACCAAGTCCTAACAGCAATTGAAATATTAAAGGAGCGCAAAGGTGGTAGATGAGCCAATATCCTACGACCGGCGCGAACTTAGGGCAATCATTACCGCCTTTAAAGCGATGGACGATGAAGCTGTTGATGCGGCTAAACGCGAGAGCGGTGCGCTGGCTCAATACGCAGCCAACGAAGTCAAAGCCTACGGACTCACAAGAACATTTGGACAGTCCGCTGTCAATCGCATCACTTCTGGCGTTAAGGTTTCCAAGTCCTCGAAGATTGGTGAGTTCTCTTATGGATTCGCGTCTCAGCGTTTCTCTGGTGGAGCATCGACTAAAGACCTCTGGGCAGGTTACGAATTTGGATCTAATCGTTATCGTCAGTTCCCAAGAAGAACCCCTCGCGAAGGAAGAGGAAATTCTGGCTATTTCATCTACCCAGCACTTCGCAAGATTCAGCCTGAACTAGTCAAAAAGTGGGAAGAAGCATTCTCAAGAATTTTAAAGGAGTGGGATAAGTAATGGCCGGAAGTAGAACGCTAAAGCTATCCATCCTTGCTGATGTCGATAACCTAAAAAAAGAACTTGGTAAAGGCTCTCAAGAGGTTGAGGGCTTTAGTGGTAAGTTAGAGAAGTTCAGTGCAGCTGCTAAAGCGGCTTTTATTGCTGCTGCCGCCGCTGCGGGTGCGTATGCAGTTAAGTTAGCCGTTGATGGCGTTAAAGCCGCAATTGAGGACGAAGCTGCTCAACAGCGTTTAGCCAATGCGCTTAAGAATGTAACTGGCGCAACCAATGAACAAATCGCTTCAATAGAGAAGCAAATTCTTAAGACCTCGCTGGCCACTGGTGTAGCTGACGATCAACTACGTCCAGCTTTGCAGCGTTTAGCAGTAGCAACGGGAGACGTTACTAAAGCCAATGACCTATTGACTTTGGCCCTTGATATTTCAGCCGCTACTGGTAAATCAGTCGAGTCTGTATCTAATGCGTTAGGTAAAGCCTACGAAGGTAACACTGGCGCACTCACTCGTCTAGGTGTTGGTTTATCCGCTGCTGAGATAAAGACTTTAGGACTAGAGGGTGCAGTCTCAACCCTTAGCGATACTTTCGGCGGTGCAGCTGCGACTCAAGCTAATACTTATGAAGGACGCATTCAAAGACTTCAGGTTGCTTTTGATGAGGCTAAAGAAACTGTAGGAGCGGCTTTATTGCCTATCCTTGAGAAACTCCTCGTATTCATCACCGATAAAGCCATCCCAGCATTTGAACGATTCAAGGCCAATGCTATTGATCCAGTTATTCAAGCAGTAAAAAACAATGAGGATACCCTTCGCGGGCTATTTAATTTTGCTAAAAATACGCTTGTGCCATTTTTCTTAGGTAACTTGGTTGATGCAATTAAGGTAATTGCCACAGTAGCTTCTGGCGTAGTTAGCGCGGTGTCTTTTGCTTTGAGAGCTCTTGAGCCAATTATCAATGCTGCAATTACGGGTATTAATGCAGTTATTCGAGGCATAAATTTAATTAAGCCCGGGCCAGATATTGCCTCAATCGGTAAAGTCAATTTTGGCAGTTCTGGGTCTAGTGGTTCAAATACTGTTGCTAGCTCATCTTTACCATTTGGAATAACCGCAGCTCCCAAGGTAACTCCGTCAGCTGTTGCGACTCCGACAATTACAACCAGTAATACCCCAGCTAGTACTCCAGTCGTTCCTACAGCCGTATCTAGCGGAATTGGAAGCAACTTTAGCCCAGCCGCTTTTCGAGCTGGCGAAGAGCGTTCAATGGCTGGAGTGACAATTAACGTCAATGCTCCTAGTGCAATCGATGAAGAGGGTTTTACCCGAGCAGTTATTTTGGCCCTAAATAATTCTGAACGCCGCTCTGGCGGTGGAAGTAGCCAGTTAATTCTATGACGATTTGGAGCCCAGTTTATCGGGTCAAAATTAATGGCTACACAGTCACGGGTGCGACCCTTAGCGGTTTGACCATTACCTCTGGTCGTACCGATATTTATTCGCAACCAGTCGCGGGTTATTGCAATTTAACCCTCATCGAAACTGAAGAGTCCAGTATCCCTTATGAAATTAACGACCCTATTTCTATCGAAGTCCAAGATTCGAGTTCCAACTGGGTCAATCTATTTGGCGGCTTCCTAACCGATATTGCAATAACTGTGCAATCTAGCGGATCAACGGCCACTTCACAGAAGATTCAAATCGTTGGCGTTGGAGCCCTAGCCCGATTAAATCGAAGCGTATTCACTGGCAACCTAGCCCATCAATTTGATGGTGACCGCATTTACGATTTGTTAAGCACTGCTCTGTTTGACTCTTGGGACGAAGTGCCAGCCGGAACCACTTGGGCTACTTATGACGCTACGACCACTTGGGAAAACGCCGAAAACTCAGGACTTGGGGATATTGACCAACCGGGTGATTATGAGCTTCATTCTCAAAACAATGTCAATGCGACTCTTTACTCGCTAGTAACTTCTTACGCCACGTCAGCTCTTGGCTATGTCTATGAGGATGCTCAAGGCCGAATAGGCTACGCAGACTCAACTCGTCGCTCCCAATATCTTGCAGCTAACGGCTATGTCGATTTAGACGGCAATAACGCAATTGGCCCAGCTCTCAACATTACTAAGCGAGCGGGTGACGTTCGAAATAACATTACTGTTGGTTATGGATCAGATGGCACCCAGCTGGTCACTGACTCAGATGCCACGTCCATCGCCCTTTATGGCGATTTAGCTGCCACTTTTGCGACTACTTTGCGCAACCAAGGAGACGCTGAAGCTCAAGCCGCCTTCTACCTTCTCATCCGCGCCTATCCTCAATATGCCCTAAAGCAGATAACTTTTCCGCTCAGCAACCCAGAAATTGACAATACTGACCGCGATTCGCTTTTAAATGTATTTATGGGCTTGCCTCTCAATATACAAAACCTTCCGGGCAATATGACCAATGGTGAGTTTCAAGGTTTCGTTGAAGGTTGGACTTGGACGGCTAACTTAAACTCGCTTAGCTTGACCCTTAATCTCTCGCCTGTCTCATTCTCACTTCAAGCCTTCGGGTGGGATGATGTGCCAGTTACAGAGACTTGGCAGACGCTTTCACCTACTTTAACTTGGCTAGACGCTACAATAGTGGCCTAAAGGAGAACTATGGCAAATACGACAAATTTCGGATGGGAAACCCCTGACGATACAGATTTAGTTAAAGACGGAGCCGCTGCAATGCGGACTCTTGGCAATGCTATCGACACTTCTTTTGTTGATCTTAAAGGTGGCACAACTGGCCAAGTGCTAGCTAAGGCATCAAATACAGATTTAGATTTTACTTGGGCCACAGATGCTTCAGGTATCCCTGCAACTATTTTTGATGCTAAAGGTGATTTAATAGCAGCATCGGCAGCAGATACAGCGGCAAGATTAGCGGTCGGTACAAATGGTTATTTTTTAAGTGCTGACTCTGCCGAAACAACTGGATTAAAATGGGTTCCAGCTCCTGCAGCTGGAGCAAATTGGACTTTGTTAAATACTGGTGGAACAGCTTTGACCGCAGCAACCACTATTACAGTTTCTGGAATTTCTGCTGATAAAATTCTTATTTTAGTAGAAGGCGCATCTGCTGGAGCAGGTGATACCATTTTTGTGCGAGTTAATGGCGATTCTGGTTCAAATTATCGCACCGGCGGGCCTACTTGGGAATTTCCTACGACATATTCTCAAAATAATTATTCTAGGGAAAGTGGTTTATCCAGCTTAATTTCAATAGCCACTTTGTCAAGTAATGCTGGTTCCACTGCTTCCGGGTATGTTCATTTAACTGGATGTAATGCTTCTGGAGTAAAAATTTATCAAAGTGCAGGTGGAGCTTCTCCTTCGAGCGGAAACGGACAAGGTCTTAGAGTTTTTGGCGGAGTGTATTCAGGCAGTTCGGTGATTTCAAATGTCAGTGTAATTTCAACTGGTTCCAATTTTGATGCTGGGACTGTCTATGTTTATACAAGCGCGTAAAGGAAAAATTATGAATATTATCGAAAGAATTTTTGACGCCGCAACAGGTGAAACACAAGATATTGAACGGCCTTTAAGTGTTGAGGAATTGACTATTTTAGAAGAATTAAAAAAAGAAAATGAAGCAAAAGCAAAAGTTGAAGCAGAATTACAGGCTAATCGTTTAGCAATATTGGCAAAACTCGGGCTAACCGAGGATGAAGCTAAACTGCTGCTAAGCTAATGGCTAAACTCTGTAAAGCCGGACAACAACTCAGGGAGCAAATTGATGACGATTATCCTGAGCGCAATCGTAAGTCTGATGGTTGGATTGCTGATGCTCGTCATTATGCCTCTAACTCTAATTCAGATCATATCCCGCGAGATGGAATCGTCAGAGCTCTAGACATAGACGCTAACCTCAACGCTCATCCTGAAGAGACTTATGCCCTAGTGGAGAAAATCCGCAAGTGTGCCAAGCGCGGGGATAAGCGGATTAAATACATAATCTATGACGGCAAG